ATCCCGACGACCTGACCGTGACCGAAATAAGCGACGGTGACGACGACGACCTCGTCCTGGCCGATATCGTAGACGGGCGGGTCCACCTCACGGACAGTGCGATAGATGTGATCGTCTATCGTCACCAAATCGTCGGGAAAAGGGTGGCTGATACCAACGTCACGTTTGGCAAGGGCGTCGATCCTGTCATCGGCCACGACGAGATCGTGACAGGAATTAGCAGTATGCACGATTGGGAGATCCACCGCGTCAAAGAGCTCCCGTCCGCTCAGTTCCGGCTCGCTGCTGTCAGCATTCCAGACGGCGGATACTATCTCTGGCCGGAGGGTAACGCATGGATATACGTGCGCATGTCTGGTGGACGTATCCGGTCGATGACCGAGGAGGCCAACCTTGCCACACACGTCGCAGCGAGGGATCGTTTCTCCAGCCTCGACCCCGAGGCCCACAGTCCCACGTCGCCCAGGATCGTAGACCGAGACACTGCCGAGGCGATCATTCAGGAGGTCATGGGCGAAGACACTGACCCTGAGTTGGTGTGGGTCATCAGAGAGCAGGACTGAGCCGCCCCCCTCCGATTCACCCGAGCCCCTCAGAGCCGATCTGAGGGGCTTTCTTTTTGCCCTGGTCGGTTGTGGCCCCGTTGCCCGATCTCCTGCCTGCCGGGCTCCAAGGCCGACCTCTGCGACCCTGAGAAGCTCGGCCTTGGCCCTGACCGAGCGGTCAGAGGCAGCTTCACCGCCATATCCTGATCGGACCGCCAGACTAGAAAACCGTCCGATTTTTTCAAACCAGGTAGAGCGAACCACAACCATCCTCAATTCCCTTGCTTGATTCCCGTCCAAATTTTCAGAATCTGTAATCGTGTTTCAGGTAGCAGAATATAGCGATCAAAATTGCCCATGTCATTGGACATATCGGGACAGGGGGATTGCCGACTAACCCCCAAAAACGATCCCGATATGTCGAAAAGCAGCCTTTCTGATCGATTCCCAAACAGGCTCCTGAGACAACCTCCCGAAAAAACAACGACTTAAATTTCGACATATCGGGAGCGTCTTTTTCAGGTCCGCTAAAACTATTTTTAAGCGAGGCTGATAAATGTCAAGCTTTGGCTTGCGCTACCCGTTGACCGGGCTGTAGGTTACGCTTGCCCCACGGGCGATATATTTTTTTTGCAACTCGCACTCTCACTCCCTGGAGCGTCCCGAAATGTCGAACAGCCAGGCAGCAAACCTCCACAGAGCCACGGCCATCATCGCCACCAGACCCGCACAGGATACCGACACCTACTGGTATGCCGTCACCATGGCGATTCACGCCGCCCTCGGCGTCCGCACCGTCCTGCTCACCACACGCACCGAGGACGGCCAGCACCAGCCCAGGCAGATGCTATCGCGAGACTCCTTCATAGCCCCCGATGGATCAGTGGCACCAGGGGCTCTCCTGGAACAACGACCACTACCACCCACCATCCCCATCAGCCCCACCAACAGCAACCACAGATCCATGCACTCGGTCGCCGCACACCATACCGAGCCCGCCGCACTCGTCGTGAGAGGCAACACAGACCCACTCATCGAAAAACTCGACCGGGATGTGAGATATCAGGATGAGTGGGCAGGAAAAACGTCCTATTTCATTCCCTGGTATGATCATCCTGATGATTGGCGCGACCACCATACCGTCCCCCGAATGATGATCTCATTCGCCGAAATCCGACGACGCCGAGCCGATGAAATCGAAGAAATCTTCGAGACCTCAACCACAGCACTCTACGACCTCATAACCTACAAACTCCGAGAAATCTACCCACCACCCCTGCGATCACTGACACCACGAGAACTCCAGCTCCTCGAAGCCGAGGCCAAGCACGGATACGACGACGATGCCATTATGCAGCACACCAGCATCAAATCCATACGCACACACCGACGACGACTCTCCAAACTCAACATCCCCAACCCCAGAGCATACGCCATACACCACACGGTCATATCACCATGACACCGACGCAGCAACTAGCCGATATCGCCACCACAGACCCCATATACCAAACCCAAAACCTCCTCGACAAAATCACCGACGCCTGGAACTCCGCACCACCCACCGTCAGGACCAGACTGTCGTTACGCATCGACAAAACCCTCTACCGCCTACGATCCCTGCCCCACAAATACCACCCCCCATTCGCGGGCAGACCAATCTCCACACTACCACCACTGGATGTCGTCACCTACGTTCTAAATCCCCTGATGTCAAACATCACCATCCTCATCCCCGAGGACATCCCATACCCCAGCCTACCCGGCGATTTCACATGCATCACACACCAGACTCCAGACTACCTAGACGGAAAACTGCACATCCGAATGGACACCACCAAACCACGCATACTGGTGAAACTGCAACCACACGAACAACACCCCTTCTACCGCAAAAACTCATCCACAGGCATACCCTCGCTAAAACCAACATGCCCCATCATCGATATCGCCATACAATCCCGAAACCAAAGTGCTACCAGGGACCTCCACGACACCTGTACCTGGCTCATCAACTACGGCCTCGACCTACGAGCCACATGCGCCGAAAGACTCTCCAAACTCCTCACACACCCGCGACGCGATTGGATCTACGACCCCAACTGGAACCCAAACACACTCACCGACAAACAACGCGCCTACCTGACAGCCCTGGCCGAGAATGGCAACACCACCGACCAGGAGCTCGCAGACCACATCGGCATCCACCGGCATACCGTAGCGTCCACGCGCGTGGACTTCACCACACACCACGGACCCGATCATCTCAGACGCGCACTCCAGGCCGGAATGCTCAAACCTCCGACCCAAACACTCGCGCCAGAACGTCCCGACGCCGGTCGTCCGGCACCTCAGAAGCGCACCGCGTCAGCCGGAATTGGAGATGGCTCATCTCCTGCTCGGCCCAATCCATCCGTCCCGCCTTCTGCCACTGATCGGCCTGTTCGCACCGACGCATGACGTAGCGGTAAAATTCCTCCAGCTGCTCTGTCGTCAGGCTCCCACCACTGCTCGACATCAACGTCTACCGGACCGGGCTTCGTCGTCATCGTCACCTGACGCTCCCACCGCTTGCTCAGGTCGATGTGCGTCAGCCGAGCGTCCTTTTCCGTTGCCCGTCGAGAGTTGCGTTCGCGGTCGATCGAGTTGGGGTCGGGATTGGCCTCCAGCCAGGTCGCCAATCGGGATCGGACCTCGTCCAAGTCGCAGCTCCACTTTTTCGACAGGATCGCGAGGATCGATTCCTGATCGAGGATGCACGTCGGGTTTTCCCTGCTGGGTGTGTCCACAGCTTTCGCAGTGCCAGACGGTGGTGACGTATCTGAATCGCTCACTGCCGCACTTGGGACATCCGGTTCCGAGTCTCTGCTCATCTTCCCTCACCTCCTGGACAGCCGTAGCTGCCTGGGCTATGTCGAGCGCAAGCAGCTGCTCGACCCGTTCCTGCGTGGCGTAATAGAAAGCGATAGGCTGGCGAACTTTGGTCCAGTAGGGATCGACGGTCGTGTTTGCCAGACAGTCGCAGAGCTGCTCGATCGTGTATCCCTGGGACAGCCGTATCTGGATCTTCTCCTTTGCCTTGGTCGTCATCTGACCTCGCGGGTTGATCACCTCGCGATACATGGACAGAATCTCATCATACTCCGACCTGGCAGAATTTCCTGGAGCAGCTGACTGCTGACCCAACTGCTTGCGGATCTCCGTTAGCTCATCTCGTATCTCGGTCATCACCATCAGCATTTGTGTACCGATGTCGCTCATATCGTTATCACTCTGGATCTGGTTACAGACATAGGAGGGACCATTCCCACCAGGCACGTCGTGGCGAAAGCAAACACCGTCGCGTGGCAACACGCCGATGTTGTCTCCGATAACTCTCGCTCGATACCTGGTGGGATGGTCCTATGTCCGGTCATCATCACTCTTGGAGAGCTGTATGACAGACGCGAGGGTGGACGGCCCTCCTCGCTCGGTTGCCACTCAGTATCGATCGACCGTCGATCTCACCAGGACGCGTTCAACCTTTCGGAGTCGCGTTGCGGCTTCCCTGGTTCCCACAGTAGCCGCTCCTGCCTGCCTGCTCAATCCGCTGCCGTCATGGACCGACCGGATCGCCTGTCCTTCATCTGCCCTGCCGCACCCCATCTAACCACAGCTAAATCTTGATTGTCCATCCAAGCCGTTTCGCCTTGGCCTGGACCTCATCCCACCATCCGCTCGTGTGTGCGAACGATTCATATCCTGACACCTCATCAGGAAAACCCCGGCGCAACAGTTCGCGGTTCCTGCTATCAGCGATCTTGATCGTATCGATCAAGGCAGAAAAAAATCCACCGAGGCGTCGATACTGCCAATCAAGAACGAACTTCTCTGATCTGGTCAGTTGATCACTCATCAGCAATACTCTCCAGAAAATTCTGTGCGGCATCTTCAGCCCGAACCTGAGTGATCAACTGATCGTGCAGCTGATTGCGATACTTCTTGTATTGCTCTTCGACCAGGCGCAACACCTCGTACCACACCTGATCCTCATACACGTCGAGTGCTTCCTCAATTCGCCCGGCTCGCTCCATCGCAAGGTCTCGTGATATCCAGTTGTCGTAACTCATTCCCGCAACATTTCGGACAGGGGAATGTTGAGAGCCCCGGCAATGCGCCGAGCGGTTCTCAGTGTCGGACTGTGAAAATCACTTTCCCACTGGTGAACGGCCTGGCGAGATACGCCCAACCGTTTGCCTACGGCTGACATCGTCAGTCCGTGCTTTTTGCGTGCCGCTTTGATTCGTTCACCGTCAGTCATGTGCTGCTCCTGTTGTTGCGTCAGAGAGGATCTCAGGGGCGTTCCCGGTCTTTGCGGGTTTAGCATCATCCAGAACGTGCCGGCCCCCTATGAGCCTGTATGTGAACGGAATGCCGTCTTCCACACACGCAACGATCAAATTGATTACAGTCGCCTTGTTCCTGGTCGTAACCACCACTGTCTCCCGAAAACAGCGATCACCATCGGCATCGGAAATGTTTCCATCTGTTCCATCTGATTGAGCCAGGTCGCCCAACCACTACCGGTGTATGGATGGACCTCGTTGTTTTCGGACCAATAGCTACGAGTCATCCACGCACACAGTGTCGCATTGTTCACATCAGTCGATGTCACACCGACAATCAGATCCGACTTGATATCTCGTTGGGTGTAATTGCAAAGCCGAAGGTTTTGGCCCAGGCTGTTTTTCACATCAACACTCCTGCCGTCTGGTAGATAGAAATCGACACCACCATCACCACCAGCGATGTTGCCCTGGACCTGACTGAAGGGAATGTCATACACAAAGGCGTAGGCATACTCTCCAAGCACTCCGACATAGTCATTGTTGTGACGCAGCTTTAAAGTCTTCATTGACAAACGACCACCGTGCGTTCGCTCCTGCGCCTTCTGTTCGATTTCCTGCATCGTCTCCTGGTCGAAATAGACCGTCCAGCCATCCCGCCGATTCATTCACACCTCTACGCAGGAACGGACAGAGCTGCATCAGACGTGCGACCGTTACGAGATGTTTACACGGTCGGTTCCCGCCCCACCAGGCAGGACAAGTGCAGCTGTCCTCCTGCAAATTCACCTTGTAGTTCCCTCCACTTGGCGAACTCACTTTCCAAAAAAAACCGGGCAGCGGCTCAATCGTATAGCCGCTGCCCTTGATTTCCAGTTCAGAACGGAAGGTCGTCTTTGTCTTTTGCCGATGCCGCTGTCGCGGTTTCGGGCGTTTGGCTTTGAGCTTCAAGTACGATCTCTCCCTTTGTCTGATCCTCTAATCGCCAAACCGTCGCTACGATCCCGTAGGTGTTCCCGTTGCTCTCGCTGACCTGGTGCTCGACTACATAGCCAAGCCGGACACCAAGCAACTCCTGATCATCGAAGCTATATGCTTCCTTGTCTGTTAATACCGGGATACCACGAGCAGCACATCGAAACTTGAAGAGGTCACTCCTATCGTGACCACTCAGGTTCATGAGCTTCTGGATCGAGAACGGACGACCGTCCTGCATCGTGTGGTTGAGTGATTGAATCTTCACCGCAACCTTGTGCTTGGTCCCGTACTGTGTATCCATCTCCCCGAGATCCCGAATCTCGTAGATGATTCCTTCGCTGGGACCTACCGGGTGTGGAACGAACTCCGTCCGTTCCATGGTGTACTTCGCCATCTCGTTTTCCTCCTACCGCTTGCCCGTGTGTGAGTGCCGTGGCGTGCAGACCACTTAGCTGGATTTATCATCGGGCTGTGGTAAGGGACACCCCCCTCAAAGCTGGTGTCGTAAAGCCAGCTTCAAGGGCTAAGGCGGGAGGGTTGCCAGGTGTCCCAACTTTGACCTCCCATTTATCGAAGGAGTGCGCGGGTGTGTCTACTCCTCTCCCCCAAGGGCAAACACGGTGCAAGAGAGGGGAGAGTCTCCCCAAGATTATCCACCTCTCAGCTTCAATCACTCTACCCGCGCACTCCTTCTTTTTCTCACGCAAATTCTTATGACGGTTCACCGTCAACCTCCAAACGATCCTTGGGCGTGTCCCATGTCACCGTCACATCCGTCACGGTCCCGTCGCGCATCTGCTTGATCACCAGGTTCGCATCCTGGGGAATCTTTTTGCCAATGTGATTGCTGATGATGTTCAGCAACTCGTAGCATCCACACTGCACCCGCTCGGTGATGACGTAGTCGTGATTCAATTTCTTCCCCTCATCGTTCCGGTGTCCATACGCAGTAGACGACGACAGACGTGATCGCCAGGATCAACGCCGTCGCGATCGCTCGCATGATTGCCCAGGTCATCATCTTATTCTCAGCATCAAAGCATCGAGGTCGCCTCGACGGTAGACCTTGCGCTTCTTTCCGTTCGGCAGATACACAGGCAGAGCTCCCTCGCGAATCTGATCATGGACATAGTCCCGCGACATCCCCAGGTAGCGAGCAGCTGCTGCCACCGTGAACCATTCCTGGGCCTCAAATTCCATTGATAGACTCCTCTTGCCGTTGCCCGAGAGGCAACCTATATTCCTTGCAACTACCGGCTAACCGTGTGTGGGTGCCGTGTAGTGCTACGTGCAATTGGCGGGTTCATCCTGTGCAGGGGGGACCCGCTACTTTTTTGTCCTGGACGTACACGAAAACGACCTTGACCAGTTACGCTGCCCGGTTCTTGAAAGTCACCAGACGCGCACCAGCAAGGTCGTTAAACGTCACCGCTCCGTTCGTCGCATTGTGGATTTTTACCAGCGAATTGAACGAAGGTTTTTTCTGTCCCGACACCAGCCTGCTGACGTGAGTCTCTGACAGTTCGCAGAGCAATGCGAACTGACATTGCGTGAGCCCACGTTCATTCAAAAATTCGTTAAGCAACATCCTGCAAAGCCTCCAGGGCATAGCCCAAAGGGGAGAGGCGTGCGAGGATAATACCC